ATATTTTTTTCTCCTCTAATAGTATAAAGAATATAGCGTAAATGGGTGGTGGTCTTCTTCAATTAGTAGCATACGGAGCTCAGGATGTTTATTTAACTGGTAATCCTCAAATTACCTTCTGGAAGGTGACTTACCGTCGCCACACAAACTTTGCGATGGAGTCCATTGAGCAGACTTTCAATGGCCAGGCTGATTTCGGTCGGCGAGTGACTTGCACCATTTCTCGTAATGGTGACCTTGCTTACCGAACCTACCTTCAAGTCACTCTTCCTCAGATTGGCCAAGACTTGGGTGCAGGTGGAACTGGCCCAGTGTATGCTCGCTGGCTTGATTTCCCTGGCCATCAGCTCATTGACGACGTTGAGGTAGAGATTGGTGGTCAGCGAATTGACAGACAGTACGGTGACTGGATGCAAATCTGGAATCAGCTTACTCTTGACAAGAATCAGGAGAAGGGCTACAACAAGATGGTTGGCCAAACCACCCAGCTCACCTTCTTGACTGACCCCTCGTTCGCCGATGTAGATGGTCCATGTGACTCCACCGCACCCCGACAGGTGTGCGCTCCTCGCAAGGCTCTTCCTGAGACCACTCTTTATGTCCCTCTTCTCTTCTGGTTCTGCACCAACCCTGGCCTTGCTCTTCCTTTGATTGCTCTTCAGTACCACGAGGTCAAGATTAATCTTGATATTCGCGCGATTGATGAGTGCTTGTTCGCTGTAGGCAGCTTGGCTGCTTCTACCTCGGACCAGAAGGTATCCAGTGCTTACTCCCAGTCGCTTGTTGCCGCCTCGCTCTACGTAGACTACGTCTACCTTGACACGGACGAGCGCAGACGTATGGCACAAAACCCCCATGAGTACCTCATTGAGCAGCTTCAATACACTGGTGCTGAGTCCGTTGGTTCGTCATCCAACAAAATTCGCCTCAACTTCAACCACCCTTGCAAGGAGCTCATCTGGGTCGTGCAACCTGACTGCAACGTGGATTACTGCTCGTCGCTCACTGGCGGCACTGTTCTTTTCAATGCCCTTGGCGCCCAGCCTTTCAACTACACTGATGCCATTGATGCTCTTCCTAACTCCATCAAGGCGTTCGGCAGTGATTCGGGCGTGGGCCAAACATCCCGTGCTTTCATCAATGCTTCTGGCCTCTTCAACGATGCTGGAGCATTTGACCTTGGTTCGCCTGGCACAGCTGGCACAGGCCTCACTGGCTCAACTACAAACACAGTCAACCTCGTTAACACTTGGGAGGCTGGTGGCGCCGCTTACACAAATGCTAATGCCGAGAACTCGGGTGTATCCGATGCAGGCACTTTCGTTCTTGCCGAGACCTCCCTTGACATGCACTGCTGGGGTGAGAACCCTGTCGTCACTGCCAAGCTCCAGCTTAACGGCCAGGACCGCTTCTCTGAGCGTGAGGGCACCTACTTTGACCAAGTGCAGCCTTGGCAGCACCACACCCGCACCCCCGACACTGGTATCAACGTCTACTCGTTCGCTCTTCGGCCCGAGGAGCACCAGCCATCGGGTTCGTGCAACTTCTCGCGCATTGATAACGCGACCCTCCAGCTTGTTTTGTCCAACGCGACTGTGTCGGGTACCAACACCGCCAAGGTCCGTGTATATGCCCGCAATTACAATGTGTTAAGAATTATGAGCGGAATGGGCGGTTTAGCTTATAGCAATTAGCTGACCAACATTAGAACGTCGTTGGTGTGTTACATACAAATAATAATAAAAATTTGTTTATATTAAAATAATTTGTATATAAATTATTTTAATTCATCTATATTCAATATTCTGACCAACGCAAAATGGTGACATACACGAGTTAACCATTTTTTCTACGATGTTCAGCTATTTCTTTTGCACGCATTCTTTTATATTCTTCATCACCATACTTGGCTACAAGACGTTCTCTTTGTCTTTGTTTATACAATCTGTTTTTTTCTTTACGTTCTTCACTTGATAATTTATTACCTTTTACAATGTGTCGTGTTTCTTGTACTACTTCGTTTTCAATTACTTCATTTTCTAATTTATTATGATTATAAATGAACATACATTTATCCATAAATTCTTTATATGTGTAGTTGTTTTTCATATAGTTGCAATTTCCACAACACGGATGAACATTTGATTCTATATACCCTTCATTGCTATCCATGCGGTCTAAACCATTCTGGTGTTTTTCTGTATTTTGTTTACCGCATATATAACAATTTTTACTAGTTATTGTATTAAATACCTCTTTTGTTAATTCAAATTTTAGACTTTTTATTTTTGCACTATTCACATATATTTGATATTTTGCGATATCACTTTTATGATATTCTCTAAATGTGTGTGGGTATAAATTAGCTTTAATAAATTTATTATATGTAAGAATATGTTCTATCCTATTTAGAAATACATATTTATCCATACACCCTTTCATAAAATTACACATCGCACAACAACTTACACAATTTTCTACATGATAACCAAAAGAAGAATCTAATCTGTCTATACCATTAAAGCCTTTATCTTGCATGATTCCGCAATAAGAGCATTCTTTTTTTACTAGATTGTTAAATTCTTCTTCAGAAAGTTCAAAATCTAATTGTTTCAACTCGGCATTACGTTTATAATTAAGATAGGAATAATCTATATTCTCATTTTTTTTCTTGTATGCTTCTTGAACTTTATCTGGATTTTTATCACGCCATGCTTGCATGACTTCTGCATTATGTGCATGATACCCATCCAAATCATTCTCAATCTGCTTCTGCCGATGATTCAAACAATATAATGCAACACTTTCATAATTTTTTTCTTGCCACGCCTTCTTCACCGCTTTGCGTTCAGGCTTCTGTGCATTTTTACGCGCTAGCTCATTAACATGTTCGGCATCACGTTTTTCATCCGCTCGTTTGTTTGCATCTCTGCATGTTTTACATGTAAGTGTTGTGCCCTGGGCACCTTCAAACATATCAGGTGGACAATCTTTGCAACACACGGTGCACTGCTTACCCGGAATAACCACACCTCTCTTTACGTGGTCCTTTTCTCGGTCTTTCTTTAAACATTCTTGGCAACGACTAAATTTATATGACGATTCCATTGTCTCGCGGCAACCACGTGTCGCATTCACGCATGCTTTCATACCTGCGTCTTTGACCTCGTCCAAGAACATGAAGAGCTGGTGTTTGCCGCAATATTTATTTTCAGATTGTTTGAAAGAACATCCGTCCTTCGCACATTTCACATGTTCTCCTTTACTTTTCTCTCGGTTTGCACCACCGCGTGTGCGACAGGATTCACATGTTGTATAGTCACCCATGAAATAGGTTTTGCGACAAGTGCCACAAGGTTTCGCTTGAGCAACCATCTCATCAGTATATTCTTCCATATACTGATGTATTTTGCAGAATTTGCCGTGGGCAGCATTTCCGCGGCAAGGATTCAGGTTTCGGTCTTTGGTAGTGCACTTCATTTTTGTAGTGAATCTAGAAGATTTATTACAAATCAATTTTTTGACAATTATCAAAAGCGATTATAATATAAATACATTTATAAAAATAGAGTAATGCGTATCGTTTTTATTTTGTTGTTTACCCAGATTCATGCATTTTCTTCACGAATCGGTAAGACATTTTTAAGATACAATGACAACCCGCGTGACAAGGAAAATCTACGTAAGATTGATGACCAAATCAATAGGCACAAGAAGGTATTGAGAGACTTATTAGAACAGAAAACTAAAACCATTGAAAGTTTGACTGGTATCACTCTAAAAACAGACCCTGAACTGTTTTTTAACGCGCTATTAGACGAAGAGGATGAGTTTGAAAACAAAGTCAACGATGAAAACGAGAAGTCTGAACAATTCAAAGTCATTCACAGTACATCCACTTTTGCAGAAGTGGGTGGGTATGACCTCATCAAGGAAGAGTTGATGCAGTGTGCCGACCTGTTGACAAACCCAAAAAAGTATGCGCAGTATAACGTACGAGTTCCACGCGGGTTATTGCTTGAAGGTCCGCCTGGGAATGGCAAGACATTGTTAGCCAAGTGTTTTAGTGGTGAAATTAATGTTGGCTTTATTGCGGTGTCAGGTTCTCAATTTCAGGAGAAATACGTAGGTGTAGGACCAGCGCGTATACGAGAACTTTTTGCTCTTGCAAAAAAGAATACCCCTTGTATCATCTTCATGGACGAGATTGACTCTATTGGAAAGAAGCGTTCCGACACACCTCAACACGCAGAACAAGACACGACACTGAATGAATTGTTGGTACAGCTTGACGGATTTGAGTCTGCAGAAGGGGTTTTTATCATTGGGGCAACAAATCGTGCCGACCTCCTGGACCCAGCTTTGACTCGCCCAGGTCGTATTGACAAACAGGTCTATGTAGGCATGCCAGACGACCCTACACGTCGCCGCATTCTGGATATTCATCAGTTGGGTAAACCGTTGAATGTATCTTTAGACGATTTGGTGGACATGAGTCAGGGGTTCTCGGCTGCACAGCTGGAAAATCTACTCAATGAGGCCACCTTGATGACATTGAGGCAAAATCGTACATTGGTTTTAAAAGAAGATTTGGAACGTGTGAGTAATCGTATCTTGGGTGGATACCAGTCCACCAAGGTGAATCTTACCGAAGCCGAAATCTACCAAGTAGCGGTACATGAGATGGGACATGCCTTGACGGGATACATGAAACAACGACCTTTTGTAAAAGTATGTATTCACTTGTGGTCACCCAAGACCTTAGGATTTACTCAATTTGTTTCTGCAGGCAGTCCGTTGATATCACGGGAGCAGCTCTTTGTAGACTTGATGATTTTACTAGGCGGACGTGTGGCGGAGGAGATTGTCCTGGGTACAATATCTTCGGGGGCGTCCAGAGACTTGGAAGAGGCCGCGAGAATTGCAGAGAACATGGTACTCAAGTTTGGGATGGGGCACGAGCTCTTTTTGCCCCATGCTTCAGATAAATATAGGGAAGAGGTGGACCGAGAGATTGCATTGTTGCTCAAAGATGCATACCAGCAAACACGTGCGTTGCTGGCCAGTATTTCACCTTGGCTCAAGACATGTGCTGCTACACTTGCTGATACACATGAGATACGATATAATGACCTACAAAAATGAATGATTGTTAAGTAAAGTATTTATTGAAATAGTAAGTTAATGGTCCACCTTCTTGTTTGTGTGTCAAATTATAATTATTCTTTTTTAGAAATGTTGTGTATTTCATACCATTTACATCCATCCATAACAAAAATATTATAAATAATATAACTGTTGCATGCACATCTTTTACATGTATGGTAGTGTTTCTCAATCTCCATAATGGTATTATTTTAATAAATAGATTAATCAACAAAAATAAAAATATATTCATAAATGAGTTTTTAAAATAAATCATGAGAATGAAAGCGAAGAAGTTATGGACAAGGCCAACGGTAAGAGCAAACTTTGGATTGAATGAAATGAATCCAACTTCGTACAAAAGATACCATGCAAATATCCAATAAGAAAAAACAAAATCAAAACGTTCTTTCATATAGTTAACAAATACTTTATATAATCCTTTCTTTTATATAACAGAATTAGATAATATTGGTGTGTTTAGTATGGATGATTTTGTACATTATTGCAAAGAAATAGAAATGGATATTGGTAAAATAGATTTATTAAATTCTAAAAAGAGTGTTATGTTTAGAGTGTTTAAGTATTGGATAGATTCTTTTCATGCTATTCTTGATTTATATTTGAAAGGAAACCAAATGATTAGTGAAGAAGTGTTTGTTAAAACAATCAAGGATTTAACCTTTATGTTATGTTATACGTACATATCTATGCGTAGACAAGGTTATATTCCAGAAGATGACGATATAAATTCATTAGAAGTGATAAGATGCTTTATCATTTTAAAATTTTATTTTAGTTGATTTTCAAAAACAATTTAAATTTATATTAAGTAACCCAACTATAATGATTTCGCGGCGTTTCTTTTCAACCGTCAACCAAGTTACGGCCTTGTCTGTGTTCAAGAATTCATGTTATCATAAGATAGATTTTAAGATTAATGAAGAACAAAGCGCAAGTAAGGCGGTACAAATGTTTGCCACTTTTAATATAGGATGTCTTGCTGTAACGGATACTCATAATAATGTAGTGGGTGTCTTATCCGAACGCGATTATATCAATAAAATTGCTGCAATGGATAAGGATTCTACTGCAGTTATAATAAAAGATATTTGTACGTATAGTCCCAATATTATTATTGCAAAGAAAAATGATACGTTGGAGCAATGCATGAATAAGATGTTGATTAAAGATATTCGCCATTTACTTGTCATTGATGATACAAATAATGAGCTTCTAGGAATGATTTCTATCAAAGATGTTATTAAAGAAATCATGAGAGACAAGAATGATATTATCACGAGACTTACTGATTTTAAGACGGGAAAAGGAGGCTTTTTTGGAAGCGAATAATTACAATTTTAGTACAGCTTCTGCAATCGTAATAGGTTCGGCAATGGGTATTTCTCGTTGTTTTTCTATTCTTTGTTCCAATGCCTTGATACGATTGTTCAACAGAATATTATCTTCGCATAATGATGTGACCATCTTTTCAAGGTGTTCATTATGTTTATCTACATCCGATAATTTCAATATTAATACCTGCATTAAATTTGTAGTAGGATTAATTTTGAAGAACTTCCAAATTGGTTGTTCAATCCATTCTATTATTTCTTGTAAAAACTTATCAAACATCGCATTTATATCTTCCAAACCAAATACATCGTATGTTTGATATCCAAAATGATACACTCCAAATTCAAGAGGTGATGCGGTTTGTGTTGGGTCAAATAATAGCTTATTTTTTTTCAATTGTGCTATGTTTATAAGCATATCTTTAATATCATTACATTCGCTTAATTCTTTACTTTCAACACTAATTTTATCCCCCAATTGTCTATGTATATTGGTTATCTTCTTTGTTCCACAATTAGTGTTACAATTAGTGGACACGTAAAACATATCATAACGATTCTTCGGCAAATGTTCAAACGTATATGGGCTCTTGTACGGCACGTATTTAGTGCGAGGCTTTCCAAAATAGTTTGTAATAGACATCTTTTACAAATCATTTATAAAATATTATAATTCAATTTTATATATGTCATTCTTTAAAGATTTAGTTGTAGAAGAAGGAATTGGTGCAGTAGTTGAAAATGTTAACAACGAATTAACATATGCAAATTTTGTGGAACAAGCTCCCAAACATAATATTATTACAGTAAAAACAGATGAAAATTGTAAAACAATAAAAAACAAAATGAATCATACGATTTCAAAAAAAGATATCTATTTATTATTGTATGACTATTTAGTAAAAAAAGAAGTAATCAAAAGCGAGTTTAGTATATTCAGCATATGGACTGGTTTTTATGTAAATAAAATAGATAAAGAAAAAATTAATATAGAAAACTTAAATAACTTATTCTGTCATAAAAAAGAGAATGCAGATTATCCAGATGAATTGAAATGTTGTATAATAAATTGTGAACAATTACATGATTTTTTATTTAAATATAATCATAACCCCACGAATGAGCTTCAGCTCGGAGTAAGTATTCTACAAAAATCAAAAAAATCACATCCAAAAAGAGGAGGTAAAAGTTCAAAACGAAAAATAAAAACTCATACAAAAAGACTTTCCAAAATGGCCATGCGCATATAGATACCATTTTCAACCTGTTTAAAATAAACGGCACGCGGGTCTTTATCAACTTCAACCGATAATTCAGCCCCTCTTGGTAAAGGGTGCATGACTATCATCTCTTGTTTTGCATATTTTAACAATTCTGGTGTGACACGATAATCATCATAATCATTGATGATATCCAAATATTCATCCTCACTATCAAATCTCTCTTTTTGAATGCGAGTCACATACAATACATCCGTCATACCAATCGCTTCTCGTAAAGAGAGATTTTGTATACCACCTTCGTCCAGTTCTAAACTAGGCGGGCTGACAAATATCAGTTGAACATATAGAATTTCTTTCAAAATTTTTACAAGAGAATGCACAGTGCGACTATTCTTCAAATCACCTACAAAGGTAACGGTGATGTAGTCTTGCCCGACTTTAATCTTATGTTTTGACAATTCATCGTAAATAGTATAAATATCCAAAAGAGCTTGAGTTGGGTGTTCTCCGTTTCCATCACCTGCATTAATAACAGGAATCTTGGACACTGCTCGTGCTTTATCAAACGACCCCTTTACAGGATGTCGCAACACAATGACATCTCCATAATAATTGAGAGTTTTGATAGTATCCTCCAAGGACTCTCCTTTCTCAACACTAGAAAATTTCTCTGTTACCGATATAACGTTACATCCAAGTTTATAAGCAGCCACCTGAAAGGAACATGAGGTTCGTGTAGAGGGTTCGTAAAATAAATTCACGACAATTTTATCTGGAAAGGAGGGCGCGAATCGTTTCATAAGAGCCGCACGTTTTACATATTGCATGACTGATTTGTGTGTAAGCATTACTTATAATAGTAAGAAATGTTTATACTTTTTTTAAAGACTTTAAATATTTCAACATTGTTTTAGCATCTGATACCTTAAAGGGGTCCTTCTTGCTATCTTGTACAATCTTTTTGCCTTCAACAAATATTTTCTCAATCTTCATGTCGTCAATGACTGCACTGTATCGCCACGAGCGTTCACCAAAACCACGCTCATTGTCCCACACAGTAGACATCCCCATACCTCGTGTAAATTTAGCAGCACCATCGGGTATTAATTTCACCTTCTTAAAGTTGCCAGGATTCAATGGACTGTCTTTTACTTCATTTTCTGTTTTTAATCCTAATTTAATTGCCCAGTTGCGCATGACAAAGGAGTCGTTTACCGAAATACAGAATACCTCATCAATACCTTGTTTTTTAATTTCATGATAGAGCTCTTCATATCCAGGTAAATGAACGGTAGAACAAGTCGGTGTAAACGCACCAGGTAAAGCAAACAGAACACATCTTTTTCCCTTAAATAAATCTTCTGTAGATACATTTTTCCATTTGAATGGATTGGGTCCAGCAATTCTCTCATCACGAATACGAGCCTTAAAGATAACGTTGGGTATTGTATCGCCTTTTTTTAAAGGTTTTTTTCGGTGTATACATTTTACCGTTTTCATATACTATAATAAAATATAATAATAATATACATGGACAAGAAAATGCAAACCTTTGTAGGTATCATGGTGTTTTATGCTGTTTTAGCATGCGCATTATTTCCTTTAGGATTTTACTATTTCGTAGACAAATCTTTGCTTGGCGCAGGAAACGGGTTTGTTTTAGGAAGTTTAGCATCTATTGCTTTATGGCTAGGATTTGGCAAAAATATGATTTAAACCGATTTCATATAACTTATTCATGAAGGTTCAATTAATAAGTTATACAACTTCACCTGAACATGGTTCTGTACAAGACCTGGTCGCCTATTGTGCCAGAGTCTCTAATCCAGCAAATCAAAATAACACGGATACCAATGAAAAACTAATACGATATTTGATTAACAACCAACATTGGTCCCCTTTAGAAATGGTAAGTATCTGTTTAGAAATAGAAACCACGAGAGATATTGCAAGACAGATATTAAGACATCGTTCTTTTTCTTTCCAAGAGTTCTCTCAACGTTATGCAATCGCCGATTTAGGACATGAATATAAAGAAGCAAGGCAACAAGATAAAAAGAATAGACAGAATAGTATAGAAACAGACGATGAAGAATTAAAAGCGCAATGGGAAGAACAACAGCAAAGTATTATACAACAAACACAAGCAGCATATCAATGGGCGATAGACCATGGTATTGCAAAGGAACAAGCGCGTGCTGTTCTACCCGAAGGTCTTACTTTATCCAGGCTGTATATGAACGGCACATTGCGGTCATGGGTACATTATATTCAATTAAGAAGCGGAAATGGAACACAAAAAGAACATCGTGAAGTTGCATTAGCATGCGCAAAAGCAATTCATACGATATTTCCTATGATTTACGATGTATGCACAAACAATAATTCAAGTTAAATCGTTCTACTTGTAACTGACTATATTTCAAATGTGCATAAGTCAAACTTTCTGGATGAGGTATGGATAAATGATTGTCTAATAAATAAAGAACATTCTTATAAATAGTGTTGTATTTTGCCATTACTTCGTATGAACCATATGCAATTTGGTCATTGATGCCATTCTTTACCCAATCAAAACCAATTGGAATATAAATAGTGTTTTCTTTTATACTAAATTGAAAATGATTTTTTATAATAACATCTACTCTCAACGAGATAACAACATCATAATGTATGCTCGTTTTGTTTACATGCTGCGCTAACAACCCGAATACTCTTTCTTTATTGATAAAGTGCAAACACATATTTTGTAAATTGGTTTCATATCTTTTATGCGGATAGTTGGATAAATCATATACATTTTTAATTTTATTATCATATGCAATTGGCTTGTATATTTTAATAAAATCTTTTATTAATGGAGAGTGATTTGATGAAACAAAAAAATCAATCGTATGGTTGCCGATTGCCTTCAATATAGTTTCATGTTGCTCTGCGCAATGATTTAGCCTCCCATAGATAAGAACCGCGATTCGCATAATATATATACGTAATTATAAACCACCTTTTCTTACATAATGAATTCTATGGCGTTTCACAAAAATATTAAAATCTTCTTCATCTATTAACCATGCATCACGAATAAAGGTAGGATATTCCATTAACTTTGTTTCTATGACTTGTTCGTGTTCGTTGAAAAACAATACATATTTTGTTTGGTCTACCATAATTGGTTTAAAATGATTGTACATACGAAAATCATCTCTCAACATATATCTTTTATCCTATTTTATTTAAATTAAAATAAAATTGAATGCCGCAGAAACCAAAATGTAAAAGCAAAAATGGATTCCCGAACTCCCGAAGAAGTCATGCAATTTGCTCTTGCCAAGTACAGCGAACTACCTGATTACGATAAAGTAACGTACTACAATAATAGTATAGAAAAACTGATTACAGGCCAAATCTTGTTTCAAGCCAAAGGTTGCTATGCAATTTCATCCGACCCACTTGAAGATGCAGACGACCTTATCATGTTGCGATATGGTTGTATGAATACAACTTCAAATTTAGTTGTTGTCATATCAAACGGATACCATGCGTGTGCGGGACGGTTAGGCCTTATCAAGGAATTGTTTCCGTGCTTCCAAGGCGCAGAATTCAATGTGCCTTTTAAAACTCCAAATAATACAATTCTCTTCAAGGAAGATGGCTGCGAACTAGATATGGAGCTAGATGGATATTTGAATGCAGGTCCAATTCATAGCAGGACACTCGCATCTATCGCGAAATGTTTGAAGAAAACTCCCACAACACGCGTCGTTACGGTTGGTGCAAAAGATGATTGCACTCTTGGAGGCGGAATCAACCAAAAACAGACGGATGAGACAGGTAAACTCATTACAGTTCTGAATGTATGGAATCAGTTTATTGCAGATATAAAAGGCGTGTCGTGTGAGAATTTATCGGTAGAATTGTCTAGACACGTGTTAATACCAAATCCATTGTATATGATGAACACTGGTTACGGCGAAATGGCACATGATTCGTGTATAGACCAGTTGGTAGATAACGTGGGTATGTTTATGGCATCGCGCCCTGACCCTGCCATGCCAGTTGCTGCAAGAATTAACGAAGGCAATTCAATTGTAGATTACAAGTATTTACAAATGAATATGGCGAATGAATATGGTACAGAAAATTATGAAGCAGGATTAGAAAAACTTGGCGAATATATGGAACTAGCGAAGAGTAAAGGAGTTGACAAAGCCGTCTACGAGTCAGCAGCAATTCCCATCATGACAACACATATGTTTGGCGGAAGATACAAGCCAGGGCAATTCGGATGGGCGCCTGTGGATGCCACGGCGAAGCACGAAGCTGCATGCTTATTACCAGAAACAGTTCCACTATTTAAAGAAAAGATAAAAAAATTGAGGTACATGAGTCCAGCCTATGATGTCATTGCGTTTATCAAGATGATGGCGTAGAACGCGTCTCATCAATCCACGTATATGCCTCTTCCATAGTACTTAATATCTTCAATTCTTTTTTTGTTTTATAAAAAATTTTAATCACTTCATAGATTGCTTTAATGATAACACCTTCTGCAATGACGGATGAAAACATCAATGATGTTTCTAAGAAAGATGAATATGATTCTAAAATATCTACAAATTCTCTGACATGCGTAATGGTTAACATACCAACTAAACGCACGTCAAACATATAGACGAATTTTTTATTTAATTTTTTTACTTCCTCCATAGTATTTTTAAAATCTTCTTTTGCACACGTCCATTCAAATGGAGATGGATATTCTTTGAGAACATTAAATTTAAAAATAATAATGTCATTACGTGCAATCAATGTATATTCAACAAAATTAGAAAATCCATTTTCCATTAAAAAATATATTTATATATGTTTATACCCTTTTTAAATGAATAACTTATTCATATTGTCTGCTTCAATTGTGTCAGTTTTTACAAACAATTTTATAATTTTTGTATTATCTCTGAATCGGAATGTAAATAGTTTATTTTTTTCTTTTCGTCCAACACGACCGATAGCTTGAATATATTTTTCCATCGTCAAATTAGTCAGCTCTTCTGCCAATATAGCATGGCAAAACTGATAATTCGTTCCATAAATATAGTCACTAATAGATATAATAAAGAGTAGCTGTTTTTTTTCAGCCAGCTCTTTCATAATATCATTGTATTCTGGTACAATATCATTTGGATTGAAGATACCAATACCCATAAGAAGAAGTATCTTGTAATGGTTGTTCACTTGCAAATTCATAATTCGTCTTACATATTGTTCATCCACGTTGCTTGTGAATACGTTAGATTCTTCAAACTTTTTCGCACACCACTTATTGAAATGGTCGCGTGTATTGGGTATATACAGATTGTTCAGCTGAACTGCTTTTAGCATGGATTCTAATTTATCTATTTCAGCAATCAGTTGTTTTGTTGCAGGGTCAAACCTCTGGTCTTTCAATTTATTCTCATTTTTTTCGTCCTTGCTAGTATTATCTTCTAGTTGCTGTTTCTTTTTAATAATTTTTTCTAGTAAATCATTATTGTAAGATATTGTTTTTTCAAGTTCTGCAAAAGCAGACTGATGTATTCCGCTATTGGTTACAAAATAGGATACCCATTTTTCAATGTCTTCGCATATGAATATAGCAGGTCCATAGGTAAGGGTGTAACTGTGTCGTGTAGTCAAATCAATGCCCACCTCAACCCGTTTGGTTCGTTTATAAGATTCATAATTTTGTAATATAAATTCATAATCTGCTTTTTTTATTTTTTGCAGAACCGTGTAATAGAGGGACCTGATACTTTGCACATTTATATTTTGTATCGTTTTGAAATAATCTACAATCAGTTCCATATTCATAAATACATTTTTACATACAAACATGATAAATGTCGCGCATTCGGTTACGCTTAAGAATTTCATATGTGTTTTACCATGTAACGAAACAAATTGTTCCAAATCTACAACATTTTTAAATACATTGTGTGGCATAATCACGTTCCCTTCTGTATCTAATAAGGAAACGTTTGTAGTTTCATCGTTGGTATCTATGTAATGAATCTCTCCACCATATTTACTCTTGTATCTTTCAATCATGGGTTGCATGTCAATTTCACTGGGTAATGTAGCAGACGACAATATAATATTCGGAATCACATTGACATCCCATATGTGTTTCACGTCGTCGTGCAATTCATCCTCTGTTAGGTCCATCTTCATGGTAGGTTCGTCGTAGAAGACAAACATGTTGTTTTTATCAAAGAAGGATGTCATATACAACATGGCCACTTCATACGATTTAATATCGCAAATCATGAGTTCTACTTTTTGACCATCACTGTGGTTCGGTCGTTTGAATTTATCATTGGAAAATGTATTTACTGAAAAGTAATGAAGTCTCACATCATCAGGAGTAGTACAACCAAACGCAAATGCTACCTTTCTACCCACATTGACTGCGCTTTTTGCCAAGCTTAATGCAATATGTCTGGAAGCGCATACAAATATTCCTTTGGATGTATTGCACAATCCTATCGGGGTAAGCGTTTTACCAGAGCTGGTGGGGGCTCTGTAAAAGCACAGCTTGGGTGTAGTAAAATCTTTGCACAACAAGAACAATAGTTTTTGATGTTCGTATAATTGTAACGGCTTGTAATCAAAGATGGAATTCGTTTCAATGTATTTTTCAGTATTTTCTAAAAACTGAATCATATTCATTGACCCTGCATATTTATCAAGTATGTATTTCACAAACTGGGCGACATAACTATTCAATGTATATGTGGAATACAAATAATGTATATTATAATAATAATATTCCTTTTTTGTTCGTGTTAATTCTTTTAACATTTTTTGTATCAGTTCTATCATCGTAACTTCAATATTATCCGACACTTTTTTTTGTTGCGAAGTAAGACGTATGGTGTCTGCTGTATTTAGTTTCTTTTTGGGTTTAGATAGCGCAACTTGGACCAAATCGTATTTTTTAATAAGTGGGTCTACCAACTCTTTCAGCAATACAGTGTATATGTAATAATCTTTTTCTTCATGGTCTAGTTTGACAAGCGATGCAATCGTTTGAAATAGATAAATGCTCTGCGACGAAGTATTTTTTATCATATCCAGAATAATCTTTTCTTTATCACTCACAGGCTGTTCAATACCGAACCATTCTGATTTAGTAAGTTTCGTGAGATGAGAATCCATCCTTAGTTTACTATAAATAATTATATTTATTCTCTTTCAATTTTATATGAAAGAAAAACATATTTTACTTTTGGCATGTTTGCTCTTTTTAATAATAATATTGATAAATTATAAAATAAGTGAAGGTTATGATAATGCAGGACCATTGCCAGGTACACCGCAACCAGTAGAACCACCTCCACAGACACCTGAAAATATACCTCAAATGCAACCACCTCAAATGCAGCCACCACAAATGCAGCCACCACAAATGCAGTCTCAAATGCAGACACCAGTAAATATACCCCAAATGCAGCCACAAATGCAACCCCAAATTATTCCACCACAGCCATCACAAATGCAACCAATGTATCAGCAACCAATGTATCAGCAACCAATGTATCAACAACCAATGTATCAACAACCAATGTATCAACAGCCAATGTATCAACAGCCAATGTATTCGCAACCAATGTATCAACAACCACAAGTAAATACACAACCGCAGAAAATATAATATAATATATGAAACAAAAATACATTTTCATTATAGCATGTATCCTATTTATTGTGTTACTTATTTTTAACAAAATACAAGAGGGTGCTACATTTACACCTAGTCCAAATATACAAAAATTTCCATACCGATAAGTATTAAGCGTATATTGTTCCGTATCAAACTTCCATTTTATAAAGAAATTATAATATACAGCCCTTTTTAATATATATATACTATAATGAAGGGTTGTTATATAGTTTCTATCGCAGTTGTAGTTTTTTTAATATTAATATTATTAAATTTTAATTTTTCTGAGGGACTAACGCCAAAACCGACGCCATACATTAAATATGTTCCAACAAGCCTTACTATTAAAACTGGTACCACAAATCTTTATAATATTAAAACTACTCTTTCCGATGGTTCCTCTATCGTTGCAAATAAAATTCGTGAATCAATATTTAATTGTTTTAATCTTAATGTTGCTTCTGTAGGTGCAACTACTTCTGATATAACTCTTTCAAAACAATTAGATGACGTATTGCGTTATATGGATAATTTACCAGAAACATATAAGGATAAATATATGTTTACAACTGGAACTCTATCAACTGAGCTTTTTAATCATCCAAATAAAACTGCTAGACATTATAGCCCTCTAAAGAATGGTTTGTATGTGTATCAGATTGATATGCTTGCTCCACCTGGAACTGGTACTTCTCCTGATAATTTTTTTGCATCTAATATAAAACCTCCTTACAATAATTTATATTACACAAATAAAAGGTCGTGTTCAGCATTATTTTGGTATATGACATCCCCCGAATTTATGACTGCAGTTAAAAAGCATATGCCAACCACTTTAGGAAAGGAATTTTATGAACGTGATTCTTATCATTTTGACCCACATGTATTTAATGGTAATACCAACAGTAAGACAGTTAAAGATTCTTATGCTTTGATAAGAATATAAATAATTATTTATAAACCAACAGGTCACTAAATGCACCATCTATTGGAAAATTAATTTCTTTGTATGCAATATGCAATAAGAGCCATTCAAACATACCTCCAAAATAAATATAGACGTTCGTAAATCCAAGTTTTTTCAATTGATTGTATTTTTCAATCACTTTTAAATCACGATGATTACGACCATAGATAATGACTTCTTTCTTTTTATTTTTATTTAACAACTGATTCATGAATTCCGTTTCTTGATTCGCATGAATCGTATTTTTAATTAAACATCCTTGTAAATTTTCAGGAAGAGTATTGATTAAAACAACATCATGGTTGCATATGATTTTGTTTTGAATGACGTCAAAAGGATAAGATGAAAAAGAAGAATACACATTCCCCATTATAATTATACAAAGCCTTATTTTAAGCGAATTTTACTACAATATCTACTTTTTCTTTTTTCATACATTTGGATGCGGAGATAGAGAGTTCTTCTCTCCTCTTTCTTGTTTTACCTAAAGAGTCGTTATGTTTTTTAGTCTTAGATATACTGTTATTAGAGTTCATGTCGCATTCTATATCTGCATAATTTTGTTCAATGTAATCTATGATTTTGTTTTCAATGGCCCACTTAAAAAAGTTGAGCTGTCCAATCGTAGTTTCAATACTATACTGCTGGTCACCAAAGGGCACCTTGATGCGCTCCCACCTGCAAAATGGGTCAAACCTACGCTTGGAATATGCCTTTAATTTTAATTTGTAGTCATTATACACCCTAAAACGAGGACAACAATCTAGGTCATATACCGTAAACCATTTCTTTGCGTAATTTGTAGAAAACCAATCTACGATGCGGAGAGATATTTTTGACTCTCCGTTAATGATACGAAGCATTTTATTTAGGTTATCATCCGAGTTATAAAATAGCATCAATTTGTTTAATAAAAGGTCATTTTGACTCTCATATTTCATTGTATATAGGATGAATTCCTGTTTAAATTTAAATTACTCTAATTTAATTAGTTGTAATTGTTTTCCCTGTTTGAAATATTCATGACTATCCGTCCTCCTCTTTAAATTGCACTTCAAACAAGCGATACATGTATTGGATGCGTAGTGTCCTAAATTATTGTCTAGGCGCTCCAATGTCCATTGACTACCTTCTCTTTTTCTATTGAACAATATCAACAAATCACAATTACAGTAATAACATTTTAATTGAGAGTCGTTCAACTTTTGAGTCATTTCTGAAAAGGTAATATGTTTAGCATCGTCAAATTTGTGTTTTATCTTATCCTGGTTTTTGTATGCATTGTATTTTTTCTTTAGTTCTCTCTCTACCGTAATATTCATCGTCTCCAGAATAGATAATTGGTCCACATTTACATCAAATGTTTGTTTTTTTATAAACGAGTAAGTTAAATTTATATGTTTCATATATATAATGAAACCTTGTTATATTTTTACTTTAGCGTGCGTAGTATTTTTAATATTACTTTTTGTAAATACAACATATGAAGGTTTACTAAATACAAATGCATTAAATCCATTATTTGTAAATGATATGTATTCAATGTGCGCACAAACATCTGACACCCCTGTACAAATATTTAACGCATTCAAAAATATTCAAAACAATTCATCATCTGTGCAAGCAATCAATGCATGTTATAACAATAATAATAAGCTTATGTGTTTACGGAATGTTTATAATACAAAAAATATTGTTAAACAAAATATGGACACTTTACCTCAATGTATTCAAGTATTTAATTCAAATGTGAATAATGCTGCTAATTACAACGCGAATAATGCTGCTAAATACAACGCGAATAACGCTGCTAATTACAACGCGAATAACGCTGCTAAATACAACGCGAATAACGCTGCTAATTACAACGCGAATAATGCTGCTAAATACAACGCGAATAACGCTGCTAATTACAACGCGAATAATGCTGCTAAATACAACGCGAATAATGCTGCTAAATACAACGCGAATAATTATTAATAGATTACATTTTTATTTGTTTTATATAAACAGTTAAACATATCTTATATATTCTATTTAAATGAGTAAGGATGAATGTAAAGAGTACAACAGTTTAAAGTATCGCACCATGATTTCAACTGGAGAGAACATTGATACGTTTTCTGATGCAACGGAAGAATCGTTGAATCAATTTTTAAATTTGGATATTGAAAACAATAAAAAAGGTGTCTGGTCCAAGTTGTCTAAGACCGAAAAGATAAAAAAGATAAAATCATATGTAAAAGATACACTGACAAAAACGCATTCACTCAATGAGGAAGAGGCTACTACGGCAATACGTTTTTTTATATTGATGATTGAAAGAAAGAAGCTAAGCAAAAACAATGAGTTATCTTACAATCAAGAAAATGGAAACATAGACCAAATCGGTGGATTATTGTTTAACACCGAGAGTAGAAAGTTTACTATCACAATAGAACCTGCCCAAAGCAAGAAAAAAACTAAAAAGATTATTTAATGAATATAAACATATTTATATTGATTATGTAATGGAACCTTCAGTTTTTTTAAAAGAATTTATACCAACCTGTATTGGAGCTCATCCTGAATGGGTTGTAAACCCGAATTACAATGACCTAATCTATAATGAAGCCGTAAAATTAGGGCCTGTTGACAAAGAATATTATCACTCAAACGTAAACAGAATATTGAATGAACTTCAACTAGATAGAAGTCGTCCATCCGAACCAATGATTCATACCATTCCAGAAGAACATATACACATGTTACAAAATATTCCACAACCACAACAACGGACTCCTGAATGGTATGAATTTCGTCATCAACATATCACTGCAAGTAATGCATGGAAAGCATTTGGGTCACAGTCGGCTAAAAATCAACTTATCTATGAAAAATGTAAACCAATTACCACAAAACAAAAATCACCCACTTTCAATGAAAATTCTATGACATGGGGACACAAATATGAACCCTTGACGAGGATGATATATGAACTAAGACATGATACATTGATTCAAGATTTTGGTTGCATTGAACATCCAAAGTATCCATTTCTGGCAGCATCACCTGATGGTATTGTGGTTGGTAAAAATAATTTTGGTAGAATGATTGAAATTAAGAATGTAGTCACTCGAGTGATAGATGGTATACCTAAAAAGGATTATTATATACAAGTGTTGTTACAATTGGAAGTGTGTGATTTGGTAGATGCAGATTTTGTAGAAAGCAAATTCGTAGAATATGCAGATTATAATGAGTTTATGCAAGATAGTAATGAGACATTATTTACATCTAAGGAGGATAAGATGAAAGGATGTATTATGGAGTTTGTGAAAGATGGAGAATACATCTATATTTACATGCCTTTTACTATTACCACAGAAACAGAATTGAATCAGTGGTTGGATGATAACATGACGCAAAATGCAAATTGGATTAAAACGTTATACTGGAAGTTAGATGTGTATTCGTGCGTATTAATTAAAAGAAATCCTGCATGGTTCGCATACGCCGTACCACACCTACAAGAGATATGGAATACAATTTGCATAGAGAGATTGGGTGATTATAGTATAAGGGCTCCTAAGAAAAGAAATAATAAAATAGATATAAAAAAATTAGAAGATACTAGTATAAATGAATGTATTGAAACGTAACGGAACTACGGAGGAATTATCCTATGATAAAATAGTTCATCGTTTGAAACAACTTGGTCCTGATTTACAAATTCAATATGCGAGTCTAGTTACAAAAGTAATAGACCAGCTGTATGACAATATACCTACCAAACAGATTGATGAATTGATGGCCGAGTTATGCGCATCACTCGGTTCTAATCATTATGATTATTCAAAACTTTCTAGTTTAATCTGTGTGTCTAATCATCAAAAGGAAGTACCCTCGTCTATTCTTTCATGCATTGAATCCGTGAAACCAGGATATCTATCAGATACCTATTGTAGTATAGTAAGAACACATCATTTTTATTTAGATTCAATCATGGACCATTCGCGCGATTATTTGATTGATTACTTTGGATTCAAAACACTAGAACGAGCATATCTACTACGTAATGATAAAGTAGTAGAGAGAATACAGCATCTGTGGTTGAGAGTTGCTATACAGATACATGGAACAAACTTTGATATGGTAAAAGAAACCTACGATTGTTTGAGTCGTAAAGAATTCATACATGCAACACCCACCTTGTACAACTCGGGGACGGCGCGCCCACAGTTAAGTTCATGTTTTTTGTTGGGTATGGAAGATGACAGCATAGATGGTATTTTTAATACTCTCAAGGATTGTGCAAATATATCAAAATGGGCAGGTGGTATAGGATTGCATATGCATAACATTCGTGCAGAAGGAAGTCATATTCATGGAACCAACGGCACATCTAATGGGATTGTCCCTATGTTACGCGTATTTAATAATACAGCAAGATACGTGGACCAAGGAGGTGGAAAGCGTAATGGAAGTTTTGCGATTTATTTGGAGCCATGGCATGCGGATATTGATAATTTTTTGGAACTAAAAAAGAATCATG